CATTTCCCATAGAGGAAAACTTCTCCCATTGAACTATGCTTTTGTTATGAGTGCCGAGGGGGCTCCTGCAAAGATTCATCAACCCATACCACCTCGGGGGCATTAATTCCCTGACGACGTAGCGCGCGATTGAGTCACTTGCAGAAGAAAAGTCAACCGTAGTAAGCAAACCACTGATGCTGGCCATACGGCTTAGCATCGCGTTAGTGGATTGATCATTTAAGTTGACACCCCACCGTTTGAGCCGTCGACGAATCATTGCGCCAATAGCTTTTTGGAACCAGAGATTTAACCCTGGCTCAATAGCTATAACGCGATCCGTCTTCGAGTTCTTAGGTACAGTTACTATTTTGTTCCCAACTTCATAGTGCATCCACTCAACTCCAAACTTCTCGGTTAAATGGGCGTACCACAAAGGATAGGTGTCTGCAAAGACATCACCTATAAGGGCGTACAAATCACGAGTTATTCCATTCTCTGAATGAAACTTATTGATTGCCGAGACATGTTCACCTTTTAACAAAGTAGACACGCCTGGCCCCCAATCGGCCATCTCCACAAACTCCTCGATATCAAACTCGCCTAATATCTCAGCTATTTTTCGCGTTGTTGCGTTAAGCAACCACACGTTGTCCCCTTTGTATAGGGGGTCAAGGCCAAGGTTTAGGAAACGAGTATTCGTGTGCTTACAAAGTTCCTCATATTGAAAGAACTTCTTGTACGCCTGGTCCTTCTTAGATACGTCGATCTTTAAAAAGCTCGATTTACTAAGGAACGCCCATGCGCTGTAAGCATCTCGAAACCCAGAGACTTCGTTGAAGTCTTCGGGATCAATGTCTAAGTCCACTAGCTGCTGGTGTTCTTTATTCACATAAAGTAACCATACAGCTAGTGACTTCGGACAATCGAGTGCCGAGAGGTATTGAAAGATGATCTCGTCAGTAGCTGACGGGGCTGCGTAGGTGGTGCGAGCGAGTTTTACCAGCTCGCGTTTATGCATCTTAGATGTCATAATATTAGTACCCTATTGTAGACTTAACCAGGTATGAAGCAGGGTCCTAGGACGACGTAAGTCGCCCCAGTATTCAGATTCATATTCAGGTACACTTGCTGTTTCGCAAGTATACCCTTCCGATCGATACAGTCCATAAACGAAATCAATCCGTCTATGGTCCTTTCCTCGGCTGGCGTCATCCTGTGGCGGTTTATTTGCATGTGTTTGCACACCGCGAAAATTATAACTTCGCGAAGTACATCATTTTGCTCGTAAGTCACCACGTAACGGGTGTCAACAACTGTTGAAAAGTTTCTCATATCGATCTCCAATTTGGAACGGGACGAACCCGGGGATTAGGTTAAGGTACTACAATAAACAAACAGAATCAATAAACTGATTCAAACGAGCTCACCGCTTGCGACATAACAGCGTTCGCAAGATAGTTCTTCGTATAGGCCAGCACATCTGCACGCTGGGCCGCCGTAGAACGTTCGGCAAAAACAAACTCGATGTTTGCCGTGAGGTTATACGCCAACGTAGGCGCCGGCTGGATGCCGGTCGCTGTCGAGGGCGAGGTCACCTCAAGGACGGGTACAACCACCTTGCCAGTAACCTTGTAGTTGCGGTTCGACTTAGTCGGATTCCGCATCATGAAGGATACCTGTGGAAAACCTAGGGCGATTCCGCCCGAACGGTCTGCCCACTTGGCTACGCCTGCCTGGTCAATATTGACAGGGGAAAAGGTGTGATTGGCTGGGGTCGCTTGACCATCAGCCAAAGTCAATGCTGCTATTGCGGTCATTGTATTTACTTCTTAAAAGTTTTATAAAGAAGGGCCATCGCATTCGCCACGCGCGTGGGGTTGATGGGGTTGCGGAACACCGGCATGCCGGCACTAGGAAAGCTCGTTATAACTGAGCGATCATAGGACCAGTATTTTACCGATGCGTCCGCCACCTCTTTGACCCACGTATAGGCGTCTAAGTCGGCCCACTGAGTTGCCCGTCGGATGCCGACTGTGTCTACCTTTGAGAGAACGGATTTTGTCCCTCGATCAAACGTCAACCCTAAGGTTGCGTCAAGCGAGGACAAAGCGTTCCCGATGGGAAAGGCCCAGTCGACAACAAACGAGTATGGCAGTTTCTCCCAAGCGAGCGAAAGGGGATTTGTTAGCCCCAGCTGCTTGAAAGTTGCTACCAATGGATCGCTCATGGAGTAATAAACCACGTACTTCATACGCAGTTCAGCATCTCGCGTAATCGTTTGATTAAACTTTGCAGTTTTCTCTACGACCGTCGTTTTGATGCTCTTCTGTACAGCGACTCGTCCCACGATCGGGGCGCCTGCCTTCGCATAAGCGTCGATAGAGCCCTTTAAGTCGTATAGGAACGGAGTCCAGCCATACTGAAGCTCCAACCAGCCAGAGGCAGCTGCCGCTTGCTGGTCTTTCCGATAGTCCCTGCCATAGCGCTTTCGCGCGTTGGCTGATTTGGTTTTTATACCAAGGACATCGAGTGCACGGTCATACTGATTCTTCTTAAGACAGTCGAACGCTTTTGTTAGTCGGAGAGCTGTTTTCACAAACAGGTCCTCTAACTGATGGCGCTCGGCCATGGCCAGAGCTAAGTCAACACTCTGGTCTTTCATCTTCAACCGCAAGCGGTTGCGAAGTTCAGCGTCTAATGATCCGTTGTCAGATGCAGTAAAGACATAGGCGTGATTACACCAGTCCCCCGACAGCGCTTGCAATCGTCCCACGTAAGCGGTCTCTTTTTTGGTGACTTTATCGTACAGAGTACGAGTCCCCATCGCATATTCATGCGAGAAGATAAACCGACTATATGGGTTGAGAGTAGGAGGCTGCCGGTGCTGGTCTTTACGCCAACCTGGAGTTCTAACGGAATCCTTATAGGCCCTATACCAGGACCTTGGGGACGTTCCTAAAGCCCCTGTGGAAAGATTTGTATACGTTCCATTCAGGGTCTGATTAATAGATTCCAGGACTGCCATCTGATTCACTCATTCAATTAGTTGAAGGAAAGGGGAGTTTCACCCGGTAACACCGACGCGACTCGATGCTACCCAGACTGAGAACCAGTCTGGCGCTCACGCGGCTTCTTTTTCCTAGGAACATTCTCGACCGCACTTATGGCCTGCTGGATGATGCACCATCGGTCACCGTCTGAACACCGAACCGCTGCTTTCGCAGCGATCAGGAGTAGACGTTTAACGATGAAAAACAGTGCACTATCCATA